ATGTCGTTTGGCATCCGTCCGGTCTTTTTCCAAGCCTCGTATGCCTTCATCGCGAGCTCGAAGTTTTTATCTACCTTCAGCCCGTTCGACGTAACGGCAAGCGCCCAGGTGAATGCGAACCGATCCTCTCGGCTCTTCATAATTTCTGGGTGGATCAGCGAAATAATGCGGAGCGCCTTGGTAACCTTTTCGTTATACCAGCCGACCGCATTGGCGTTGTCGCGCAGGGCAACACGCGCTTCTCGCACGGCCATGCGGATTAGGTATCGCTCGACTGCCGGCGTCATTTCCGCAAGATCAACCGCGGCGTCTGCGGCGGCAGCATTGACCGCGTCTTGGATTTCCTTCTTGAAGGTGCGGTTGTTTGGGAATGTTTTGCCTTGAGCGCGGTCAAAGGCCGCTTCGACATTAGCGACGTTATCGACCGTCACCGGCACATCGCCGAATTGCTGCGGCTCTTCCTGAACCATCAGGCTGCGCTTAAATTCGCTCTCCGCATTGACGGCATTGACCGCCTCATCGGCTGCAGCGCGGGCATCTGCCAGAGCGGCATCGGCCGCATCGAGCATTGGCACCCGGCGCGGGTCTGGCGTTTCAGCGGCAGCCTCGAAGTCAACGAGCGCGGCTTGATCTGGCCGGAAGTTCTCAATTGCCGCGTTGCGGGCAGACTGCACCGGGAAGTCCTCGCCGCCCCTTGCGATAGAGGGATCGAGGCCGACGATGGGCTCCACGTTGATCGTGCGCGCATCCATTGCCTGGGCAACGCCAGTCTGCAGGGCGGCACGGCGCGTCTCTGGGTTTAACGAATCGACGATATTGACCGCCGCATTCTCGGCATTGAGGCGCTCTGCGAAAGCCTCGTATTCGCGCAAGGTCTCTGGGTCGATCTCGCGGGCAACGTCAAAGTCGGCGCGGGCCTCGTCATCCATCGCTCGCAGTCGGTCGGCGATCTGCGCCACAGACATATCCCGGCTGAAGCCTTCGGACTCCATGCGAGAAATGTAGTCTCGGCCAAAAATGAACTTACTGAGCTTGTCGCGCACCGTGCCAGCCCATACTTTATTGCCGGCAGCATCTTCAGCTAGCGCATCAAAAATCTCGGAGTCCGTAATTTGCTTGTAGTCTGATCGGTCAGGGAAGTACCCGGCATCGAACAATCGCTCGCGCACAGAGTCCATGCCAGCCGTCTGTCGATTTTCCGGGGTGTTTTTGCGAACGAGCCCTGGTACGGTTTTCGAGTTCACATCGCGGGCCGCGAGCTCACCACCCTCATCGATGATTCCGCCAGATCGACGCACAAACTCGGTAATCGATACCGCCTTCTCCCCGGTTGCCAAAGAGACCTGTTTGGTATTGTTTGGGTCAATGTCAAGGATTCCGCGCAAGTCATTTGAAATTTTCTGCGCTGCCTCAATATATGCGTCGACGGGCTGGATTGCCGTAGGCTCAAAGCCCTTTGCGGTCGGCGTGGCTACGGGTTGCGGCACTTCCAGCACGGGCGGGATCTCTTTGCGCGACTCCGAGATCGCTTGCTGTACAGCAATATCAACATCCGAGCGCGGAGGCAGCGCCTCAAGCCCTCTGAGGCGGCGGACGGCTTCATACCCTGCACCACCCACGGCGTGCAGACCGCCGCCCAGAATGCCTCCAAATGCGATATTGAGCAGGGAATCCGCGCCGTCATAGTCAGCCTGTTCTGCCCGTGCGGTACTCAGAATCAACGGCTCAACGAGCGCGGCACCGGCCAGACCTTCTACAAAGCCGACGCCAGCCCTAACCCCGGTTCGCCCGAGCAGTCCGGCTTGGGCTCGCAGCATCGCGGCGTATCGCGCCTGACTGACCACGGGAACGAATGCCGTAGCAATGTTGGCCGGGTCAAACAACGAATAACCGAGGCTGGTCGCCACCTTTGCGGCACCGCGGGCAAACCCGCCTGGGCTTCGCGAATATAGATCGGCGCGGCGATTCTCAATGCGCTTACGCCGAATCAGTATGTCGAGGGCTTCCTGAGTAATGCCCTGGTCTGGTACGGTCAACTGCTCACGCAGACCGGCATCGCCGAGTTGCACTCTGGCGCTTTCCGCAGAAATAAGGTTGCCGGTGCGCCTTGCCTCGTCGAGCTCTATGCCGCGGACAATTGACTGTGTCGGGCTAAACTCAAAAGCTTCACGGCCGACCTCAATCAGCTCCTCGCCAAGAGTAGGCTCGCGGACTTCGACTTGCCGCTCGTATGGGCGGCGAAGAGACAAAAGACCATCAAAGCTCATTCAATGCCCCTATTGCCCCAAAAAGGCCTTAGAGAAGTCTCTCATTTCTGCGCGAGACTTTTCGCTTTTGGTTGCGCTGATATTGCGTACCTGCTCCCAGGTGTAAGTAATTGGATTTCCGCTTTTATCAAGAACCGGCTCTCGGTCATACATAAGCACAACTCGATCATCGCTAGGCAATGTTTGCCAGTACGCATCGCGAATTCTATCAAACCCAAGATCGGCAACGGCTGCCTCTTTTGCGGCTGACAGCCCTTGGCGCAATGCTTTGTTAGGCATCGCGCTCTGGGCCGGAACCCTAATCATGCTGTCCTCAACTTCGGCCAGCACATACCGCTCTCCGATTACCTCTGAATATGCCAAATCCGCAGCATCGCTTACGCTTTTGCCAGCGCGAACGTAGTCAATAGCAAGGCGATACGCTGAATCCTCAAGCATCGCAACCATTGCCGCATCACCTTGCTGGCCCTGAAATGAAGCGAACATATCGGTCATTGTGTCATTGACCTTATCGCGAACATCTTTTGGCGCGCGATTAGAGGGCAAAAGCGCATTAAGGTCTTTTTCAGAAAGCGCGGAAAGCTCTACCAATCGGTCAGCCGGCTTCTGGCGCATGCCAAGACCAATGACTGCGGCGGAGCCCGGCAAGTCCTTGGCGACCTGGGCAAATATGTTCGGCCAATACTTCCCCCACTTCTGGCGCTCGGAAAGGATCGCGGCAGACCCGACAAGAGCCTTGTCATCCTGCGAGCGCCCATATACTCGAGCAACCAAGTCATCGGCGACGTTTTTCGGGAGAATCGCCGGGTTCTGGATGCCAATCTTTCTGGCCTCAGTGACGGCAAGTCGGCCATAGTTCTGGGCCGCGGCAGCGGCGGCCTCGGGAGTCTGCGCTCCGCCAATGGCCTCATACGCAGCCATCAATGACGGCGAGTTCTGGGTCAAGAATGCACCAGGATCGTCTTCTTGCTGCTTTACGATGTTCTGATAATTGCGAACGGCGAACTCGTATCGCTTGACCGCGTCTGCAGCGCCGGCTTCCTTAGTCGGCTTCAGCCTTTCGATTTCTGACAAAGCGTCTTGCCGATTCATATTGGCAAGCGAGTTCATCATCGGCGCGAGCTTGAACGTCTCAGCATAATTGTCGTAATCTTTACCCATGCCGGCGGCAACGAACCGCGATCTCGGTATCGGCGACTTCGGCATCATGCCAACGCTCATCAAGGCGACTTGGTTGTTAACGTCATCGCGCAATACTTCTCTTGCTTCTGCTCGACGGCGCTCCTGCTCGCGCTCTATCTCGCGAATCTGCGCCTCGGTTTCCGACATTAACCGGCCGCGGTCGTCCTGATTTAGATCGTCAATAAATGAGAAGCCAGACTTTCCCGGCTCCGCCTTGAGGGCGGCCTCAATCCTGCTTGGGTTGGAGCGCATCGCAGCCAGAGACGCATCAAGCGCAAGATCACTCTTTGCCGCCGCCCATGCCTTGTCGCGCTTATCCGCAGGAAGCCTGGCAAACTGAAGGCCGAGATCGCTCTTGACTGAATCGTAATCGCTAGGCTTGGATGAGACAATTAAGCGCCCGGCTTCAAACGCGGATTCTGCCTTATTAACGTCTCGCGTTACCTTGGCATTAGCCTCCCAGCGCATTGAGCCATCTTGTACGTTTAGGCCGAATGAATTGGCCTGCTCTTGTAGCCAAGCGCGCGCACGGTCTGATCGTGCTCCACTAACCTCTTCTCCGGCTATTTCTTGGTAAGCATTCAAAGCGCGGGCGGTATACCCGTCAAGATCATCCGGCTTTGTCAGCGCCTCTTCTTCAAGTTGGCGCGATTTATCAAGCCATCGCGACTTGATGCGGATCGCTCGAGCGGAGGCATCGATTGCGGCCTCGTCTTCCTTAACTTTTTCCGCTTCTATGACTCGCCTTTCCATCGTCTGCGCCACGCCAATTGCGCCTCGAGCAACGGCCTCTGCTGTCTGCACTGCTTGAGCTCCGACAGCAGCAAGCCCCCTTGCGCTCGGGGTCGCAATTCGAGGAACAACTTGCTGCCTGTAAAACTCAAGCTTTGCCATACATCACCCGTACCTTGGGCCGCTTGGCGTCATCGGCGTATATCGCTTAGTCATGGCTGTTGGGCCGCTTGTTTTTGGCGCCATCCCTCGAGAGGCTCTTGGCCCGGGCAGCGGGCCTCCAGCGCCAGCATACGCGGCGCCAGCCTGAAGTATTGCCTGAGCCCAAGACGGACGAGAAGCGCGCGTGATACGGGCCTCTGTCAATAAGCCTTGCGCCTGCGTCTCGCCCTGGTAAGAAAGATTTAATGCATCAAGCTCTGCGGCGGTAGCCGCTTGCTTGTACACATCGCCGAATGTAACGGATTCCGTTAAGCCAGCCTGCGCCCCTGCCGCGCGCAGTTCACCGAACTGGCGGCGGGTCTCCCTGCTGAGAGCCTCCGACTCAAGCCCTGCCTGCTGCCGAGCAACGCCAGCCTCAACCTCAAGCGCGCGAGCCTGCGCCGCGCCGACAGCGCGCTGCTGGCCGGTCGCCATGAGTGACGATCCGGCGGCCGCAGTACCCGCTATGATTGACCAAGTTACTGGATCGGCCATTATCTAATCCTCGCGTACATATCCATATCAGCTCCGCGCTGAAATGATCGCATTAAACCTTCGTGTTCAAACCCTAACATTCTCGCCCATCGATGGCCCGGTATAAAGTCGGGATAGACATATGCCTCAACCCGCTTAATTCCACAGCCATCCAAAAATTCCTTAACCGCCCGGTGAACCTGCCTCATGCACTTTCCGGCATCGCGCGACAGCAGCGCCCAGGCCGATCCGCGCCCCTCCCATAAGCTCACAACCCCGGCGCACATGACGACCTTTCCGCAATGCCTGACCGTGTAGCAAGGGCCGGCATCCACCAGCTCCTGTCCATAGCCCGGGCGACCAACAAACTCGCCCAAAAACTCCTGCGCCGGCTGCAACCTTAGCTCTTCAAGATCGGCCGGCTTGAACTGCTCAACCGTGACCATGCCTAGCCCGCCGTCTCAAGTTCTGGATAGAGCGCAATCACGGTCATTGGCAGTGGCTGGCTCGATACCACCCAAATCCTGCCGTCCGTCTCATAGCCGCTTGGGAACGGTATTACATCGGTATCACCCGTCAGCAGCGGCGGCACCTCGTTCATAAAATCCGTTTGCGTGCGGTAGATAATGTTGTCCAAATTGGTTGCGCTAGGCCCGATCTTGCCGCCAAGGCTGGCATAGAGCCTCAAAGCGAGCTTGTGAATTCGCTTTACCTTGGCCTGTGCCGTGCCTATAGAGGCTCCAGCCTCAATCCTTTGGGTTACCAAGGTGGAAGTGTATGGGAAGCCTATAACGGCTCTGGAAGCCTGGAACGGCAAGGTTACGGCGCCGTCCGTGACCGTGAGGCCAGTGACTTCTTGTCCATCGACCAAGCCAACCACAGTCTCGCCCTCAAGATGGTACAAGCCGCGCAGGGTCGATGAGGTCATGCGCCAAGTATTGAATGGCAAGTCATCATCTGGAAACGCCGCAATAATCGTTGTTCTGACAATCTCTTGATCGACCACGGTTGTAATTCTGGCCCGCGCCGTACGCCACAGTTCAGCCGCCGCGTCGTAATATCGATAGACGATTTCGCGATTGACATCAGTCGGCAGGAATACCGGGTCATTGATGACGATTAAGAAATTGTCTTCTGTCTCAATAAACTCGTCGGCCTCGCTTGCCATTTCAAGCGACGAGGTCACCGTCATTTCGACGTTGGTTGATCCGACGGTCTCATAACCATCGGCAAGGAACAAATCTGCGGCGACAGTAGGGTTAAACTCAAGCGATGCGTCAAGGTAGATGGCGCCCTGGACATCGTCGCCCTCTTCAATCGACTGGGCTACATACTCGATGAAACGCTGTGTTTTATTAACGTCCACGCCGTCAATGACAAGCTGATCCGAGCCCTCGGTCAGCAACACGCCGCCAGCTTCGAGCGCGAGTTCGTAAGGAATGTCGCCCTCTATAGTGCGCGAGACCACCAGCCAAATATCGTCCACATCACCATCGGGGCCGGGAATGATCTGCACAGCCTCGACCTTGGCATCGGTGCCGCCAATCGGGTGCTGATGCCAGCCGTAAATATTCTGCTCCCTATCGTAGGTAAGCCCGATTAGTCTCCCGTCACCAAGCACGCACCAAATGATGTCATCCGGCTCTTTTTGATACTCCATGTCAACAATCCCGGAGCGCGTGATCTCCGGGTAAAGGACGTTCATATCTCGCGGCACCCAAGCGTCAGCCTGAATGTCAAACCGCAGCTCCATGATTCGGCGTCCGCCGACGCGGGCGAATAGGATCGCATCTTCGACCAATGCCGGCTCGAGCTCCATCGAACCCTCGGCAGACTGCAGGTCAAACTTGACGTTTTCGGGGCCGAGCGGAGCGGTCGTGACGTTCTCGCGGATTGCAATCTCAGCGCCGGCCGTGCCGACGATGAGCGCGTTGCCTGGTCGCATCCAGCGCACCTTATCCACGTTACCGACCGCTAGCGTTAGGTTCAGCGCATTGTCGGCGAGAATCTCGCCCATCGTGTCCGGCGCGTGCGAGCCGTAGTCTCCGGCAACCGACGCATAGACGTTCTGACCGCCGCCCCACCAGAGGCGGTCTCGCCAGAATGCCGTTTTGTACGGCCATGTTCCGCCCATGCCCTCGCCCCACGCGCCGAGCCGATACGAGCATGACGCACTAGACAAAAGTTCTGACGGCGCAGTGCCCGGGCCAATGACGTCTGCGGTTACTTGGTTGGTCGATGTCACCGCGGTAATCTTGAGCACAACGTACCCAGGATGCAGGAACTCCCAAAGAACACCCGCGTTTCCGTCATAGTCCGACCCCTCTTCATGGATCGGGCGTATCGCGCCAGTTGTAGCCGAATTCAGTGCAGAGTAATACTTGCCGCTCGACTTGCGAACATTGCCGGCGGTGATCGTTTTCGCGGTTTCCCATTGTGTCGTTGTGATATTGATCGGCTGCAGCCGGATCAGCATTCCGGCAGAGTCGTTATCGAATAACGCCGCGCCAGAAGTTACAGTGACAGAGCCTGTGGTGCCAGAAAGCGTGAAGCTTACTTTAGCGTCCGGCTCGCGCTGGAACGGGCCATCGTTCGGGGCGTAGGCGGCGAACGCCCAGTTCGTATTGCCAGACCGAGTCAACGTGCGCGGCTGGTAGCCCTCGCAACCAATGTAGAGGATGTCCCCCGACTGGGAGATCGATAGCGCAGAGGTTCCCTCCGGCGTGAACAAGTCCTCTTCAGAATATGGCGAGGTAATTGTATAAACGCGCGCCGCGTCACCGTTTCCGCCATACGCGGTATAGCTTGTTGTATCAACAACGCCACCGTCGATGTCATAAAGCTCAAAGGTCTTTGCCGCAACATTGACGTTGGTAACCTTGACGTATCGGCCGTTAACCTGAGTCATGCCAACTACGCCAGTGATATACATCCAATCGCCGTTTGACGGGTCAGCGCCGACATAGGTCAGCACGCCGGGACTGGCGTTTGTGATGTTTGAGATGTCGATAGGGTCTTCAAGCACTACGCCGCGATCCGTATAGAAGCGGCAATACAAGTCGCCAAATTCGATGACGTATGCCTGATCGAAAGCGAATTCAAATTTCTGCAGCCATACACGCTTGTCTGGGTAGCGGGCCTGCAGAACGTATTTTGTTCCAGGGCATCGCTTGGCCGGGCCTTGCGCGGTCGGGATAAACCGACGCATTCGGAACGCGCTAGATGCGTACTTCTCAAAATCGGTGCGACCGCTCATCAGCGAGCCAACTTCGCCACCGTTAAAGTTTACGACGGCAGGATTTGCGTTTGGCATTTAGAGCCTCACAGCGACCCAGGTCGTATCGGCAATGCTCTCCGGTGGGTTTTCAATGGCGTTGGCTCTAATGGCGTCCATTAAGGCCATGCGATAGTCTCGGAGCGCGGCATTTTTTTTGGCATCCGACTGTGTCAGCGCCTCGCAAACATTGTACGCAAGGAGAGACGCAAAAGCCTCATCGAACGACGGGTCAAATAGCGCAGGACTCTGAATGCGCGCAAGGTATCGCAAATTGAGCGCGCCAGAGCTACGAGTCAGAATCTTGCCGCCTTCAAGGACGTACTCTTGCCCGCCGCTACTAATCAGGTCAGACAGGTCAGGCGCCGGGTAGTAAGCGTTGATCTGCAGAATACGCAGGCAATCGGACGGAACGGTGTACTGAAAACTGTAATCAAATACCGGAGTTGCAACGTCAGCCGCAAGGGATGCCCGCTTAACGCAAAAACGCCAGTTATAGGTTCGCTGCAACTTGTCTCGCAGCATCCCATAAACGGCGTTAACTTCTCGGGCTTGCTTTGTGTTATCCGAGAGAGCAGTAATCCTCAAGTCACCAATCTTGGTGAGCGCGAGGTTAGCAATGGCGACGTCACTAGCAGCCACGGGCGTCTCCCGCAGCTATTAAGCCGGCGGCCAAGTGTCCTGAAGTATGGCTTCCTTGATCGTGTCAAGGGCAAGCAAAACCTCCATTTTGCTCATGCCAATTAGGTCAACACGAACTTCAACGTCGGTCGTTGCCGTGGACGCTGCGCCCTCGGTTACGTTCCGCACGCCCTGCTCGCCGCGGTCAATTCCGTAAAAACGATCTGCCATGTTCTTCTCCGTAGAGAAGGGAGCGGGTCGATTGCTCGACCCGCCCCCTTGTTACTTACGCCGTGTATCGGCCGATGAGCTTCACGGTGCCAGTGGCGTCAGCCGCGCCCGTAAGGGTCATGGTGACGTCATAGAACACTGACGGATCGCTCGTGAGGCCGAGGGCGTCCCACAGCTCCTTGCCAGAGTTAGCGATGGTAAACACCGCTGCCTCGTGCAGGACGTCCGTGCCGTTGATGGCGCCTGCGTTGAGCGACACTGCCGACGCGAAGAAATCGGCATCCACTACCGCGCCGCCATCTTTTGCGGTGCGATAGAGGCCGATATCGGTGGCCGTCGTAGTACCGATGTCCGGCGCGTAGATGCGGAGGTCAGTGACCACCGCATTCGACGGCACACGGAACATCCGGTAGGTCGACGCAACCGAATCGGCGTTGACGATCTCAACCGTTGAGACCTTGACGCGCTCGAACCCGCCATCAACACGGGGGTTGTTAAGAACCGCCGGGACGGCATCCGCGTTGGTTACCAGGGAGGACTTTCTTGCTTCAACTGCCATGACTATTTACTCCCTTATTCCGCGCACAGGATGTCAACGACCTTCTTCTCTTCCGTGCGGGTCGCGCCGAAAGTGCCCATCAGGTAAACCTGGAAGGGCTGCGAAGAGAGATCACGACGCTGCGTGACGTTGGACATGATGTCGTTCCACATTCCGAGGTGAACGCCGGACGGCACCCACACCGGACAACGACGATGGTTCGAGCTGGTCGGCAGGCGCTCCGTATGGATAAAGTTGATCCCAAGGAAGCGGGTCACCTTACCATCCTGAAGCACCGGCATACCGGGGCTGAAGTCCTCGCTGGTCACCTGAATCTGACCGAGGAGGTCATCGTGCTGCTCGGCAGAGATGGCGCAGTACACCGGCTCCGCGTCGAGATCGACTTCGTTCTCCATCAGGATTCGGCGAGCTTCACGCAGCTTGTCAACCGTGAGGCCCACGTTGCCCGAGGCAGCGTAGTTCACAGCAACCTGCTGGTTAGAGGTGTCGAAGCTGGTGCTAGTGCCGCCGGCCTCGCCCGTCTTGTTTGTGCCGAAGATGCCGCTGATGATCACATCGTCGATAGCGCGGCCCATCGCGTAGAGGCCGTTCTGCGAGTAGGCAGACTGCGGGTCAGCGAGGAGACGGAGCTTGTCGAAGTTGTCGATCAGGTCGGCCCAATCGTAGTCTTCCGGGAACACCCAACGACGGTTGTTCGGCGTATTAACCGGAACAATCGGTGTGTAGCGGGTCGAAACCGCACGGGCCGAGGTGGCGCCGTACTGCGTAACGACTTCAGACTGCTTGCCTTTGTACGAACCAGTCTGCACCGCTTGGCGCAGCTTGGAGCCCTTCTGCTGCAGAAGCAGCGAGATGTTCGTGCCGTATTGGACGGCATAAACGCTTGCAATATTATCGGCCATGATAGCCCTCCAAAAACAAAGTTAAATACTGTTCTCGGATGGCTTGTCCGTTGCCGGGGCCAGAATCCTTGCGGGACACGCTCCCGCCGAGCGACCGTCTTTCCGGCTGTCAGCGGGGTCTCGCGACTTGCCCGGTCTTCAGGAAAAGAGCCGGGAGGAAACCCTCCCGGCAACCCAATCACATGAAGAAACACTCAAAGCAGATGGTACTGGTACTTCGTAACTGTTGCAACTATTCCTCAAATGAATCTGGGTTAGCCATCCGGTTTAGTCTCATCATCTCCTCGATGGCCCCTTGGCGCACTCGCTCGTCTGGGTTCATGTAGCGAGACATGAACTCCTGATCCGAGAACATGCCCGCGATCTTGTTTTTGGCTTGCTGCGGGCTCATCGCCCCAGCGGCTGGCGTATCGCTTGCAATGAAGTCTGACTCAGCGAACTGAGAACCGATTGCGTGAAATAGCTTCATCAGCTTCCCGGTGCCCATCGCGCGCTCCATCGCGTCGAAAGTGGCCTCATCGATACCGGCCTCCTTGCTAAACTTGAGCACCGCGCGCTTGGCGAGCTCCTCATTCTGAGCAGCCGCCGAGCCCCACTCGCGCTGCAGTTCCTTGTACTCGGCCTCAGATTTTGCGCT